TGAGCTGGGTTTTACCAATTTGCGAGCCTGTCATATAGACTACTTTTTCAACATCAGGGTCACTCACCGCATCAAGCATTTCCTTTTGATACGGTGCTCTATCGGTGGAATACTTCCCTGGTTCAGCGCTATCCTCTGTGGAAAGCACCACATTGGCGTTCGCCCATTCTGAAGCAGTAAACTTTGGCGGTGGTTTCAGCACACTAGCTATCCCTTTAAATAAGTTGCATGTGTGTTTCACTCACTTTCACCTGCCTCGTCTTCGTCCACAACAATATCATCGGACTCATCGTGGAACATATTTGGATCATATTCAGACAATTCCGTTAGACACTCGTTCACCTCATCAAGAAGTGTATCTTGAATAGCTAACAGGTTTGTTTCTCCTAATACTTTAGGTGCTGCTTTCAATGGTAACGCCTGGAGCTTACTTTTAAAGTTATTCAGCATTCTATTCATTACGGCTTTAACTGTATTCGAGCGGTGCAATTCTCCATTCATAATCTTCAGTTTGTTTTCTTCAATCATTCGTTTAGTTCGAGTTAACAGAGTTCGTTCTGCATCATACCCACCTTCACGCGCTTTCTTTTCGAGTTTACTTTCTCCAGTTTTATACGCAACAAATGCTTGTACTGTTTTCGCGATGTTATACTGTCCACGTTTTTCCTTTTCGAATATACCGTCCTCGGTCAACTGCTGGACTCGTCGAGAGCTGATTCCGAGTACTTTTGCCACAATTTTAGATGATACTAATTCGTCAACGATTGATACATTCGTCACAGTCTCTCCTCCTTTCAAAAATTGACCGATTTTGAAGCCGAACAGCAGTTCGAAAAAATCATTAACTAGCAATTCCGCGGGGTTCGGATGACCCACGCAAAATATTTTTCATTTGGAGTACCTTAATGGCCCCAGGGTTAGACTGCGTACTAGCCCCCATACATGCCTCCACTCCAGTGCTGTTTGCGTGAATGTTTCATCACATCTTTAGCAAAGACTTTGGCTTTACAGTTACCTTTACTGCCAAGAACAACAGCATTAGCAGTACACTTATTATGTTTGTTATTTAAACAATCTTTAACGTGACAAGTAATATTTGTCATGCTATTTGCTCCTTTCTACTGGCAGTTAAAGTATAGTTAATGTTCATTAATTCTATTGGATGCGGGCTTAATCAATATCACCACAGGAGAGTCGTCATAGTTAAGTATGTAGGATTGTTTTTGTTTGTGTAGTTTAAGTATCTTTTGTTATGAGAAACATTATTTTGAAACGTCGCGATTTTTTTATAGCCCCGAATAATTTTGAAGGAACATATTTGCCTAAAGAGTTGGTACCCCTATGATGATATTGATTAAACCCGCATAACGTAAAAGGACGCCAAGTACATTTGGCGTCCTTTGCTATTCATTTCCTGTGAAGTTTCCCAACTTTCACACTTACAGTATACCACATGTCGATGTACTGTTTTGTATCGTTTTGTATCGTCAACGCTTTTTTAACCTATTGCGTATATTCCCTACTTCAGCTAATGCTCTATCGTGTAGCTCGCCTCTTACTCTTGCTTCGCTGTAGTATAAGATATTTGCTAAGTCTTTCCAACTTCTTCCTTGTACATACCTTTCGGTCAAAAGAACTGCCAGCTCATTTGGACGTACCTGACTAATCACCCAACGAACTTCAGCCTTAATACTCTTAAGACGCTCAATCTCTTTACGTTGCTGCTCAACACACTGTTCGATGCCTGCCACGATACCAGATAAGTCACTACAACTTCCACCGGATATTCTATCCTTGCTATAGTCCGTGGCAGATAATGTGTCGGCCTTACGATCTATCTGTGCATCGATATCACGTTTGATAGAGTCAATCCGGTCATCAATTCGTAATATCTGAAGCATGTATTCTTTATCAGTCATTCATCTGCCCCTTTACAGTAGTTCCACCTTTCGTATAGCTTATATTGGTCTTCATGTTTACGACTCACCGTCCAGGGACTTTTTCCATCTGCATATACAACCCCTTTACCAGTTCCCATAAATCCATCATCTACACAAAAGAAATGTCTATGAAACCAATGTTTGTTATCATTTGATACTAATACACAATCGCCTCGTTTAAAGCGTTTCATTCCCCATCACCTCATTGATGTATCTATCCAAATACCATCTTGCTTTTTGTAGGTCTTCAAGTTTATCACCCTTGTGTCCTGCTCGTGCGATGTACTTGATAACATTTCCTAGATGATATGGAAGCTGTTGATCCTCGATAAAATCGATAACCTCAATCTTACCGCGCGTGTAGTGTGAAGGGTGATTCACGGCATCATGTTCGATACGGACGCGCTGCTCATCTACTCGCTTGATAATAGGCGTGTAGACAGTTAACTTTTTACTGTCTTCGATATGTGTTTCTTCTGTATTCTTACCAGGCTCTTCCTCTATCTTTACTACCTCTTCTTTCTTCTTAGGTACCTTAGAATATTTAGGAAGACACTCCGGACAATATTTAGGCCAACGGCCTTGCGCCTTTTCCTTTTTGTGGATAAAGGCTGTGCCACATTCCTCACAAGTTAGCTCTTTACTAGCGCCTGCGCCAGGAGGAGTCATATCTTTTTCACACTCAGGACAATAATCCTCGTGTGTTCTTACCGTGAATTTGTCACCGCATCTTCTACATTTCTTTTGCATTATTTATCCTCCTTTCGATTTTTTGCTTTGAAAATTGCTTGACGCTTTATCTGCTTTTGTTCTAAACGGCCATGATATTCTTTACGAAAATCTGTATCAGTCAGTATCTGACAAACCTCGATGTCGATTGCGGCAAATCTTTCTATATTAACCAGTACCGCCCCGAGTTCAACATCAAATGGGTCAACATATAAAGCAATTGCTTTCTTATTAGCGATATCTTCCCGGAACTCTTCAACTGCCATGCGCACAATCTCATATCCTGTATAAGGGTCACAATTTAACGGCTCGAAAGTTGACCAGGGTAATTCCAACACACAATACCCGCCGTGGCCCACGTAATTACCATCTGCTTTACTTCTAACGTTAATATCCATTATGGCTTTCATAGTTCTACTCCTTATACAATTCTTTACGATATTTAATAGCCTCTAAGAGGGCATCTTGCCCCGCTTCTTTACGTTCTAATGCTTTCATAACTTGCTCGTCCATCGTGCCTTTAGTGACAAGATGGTGGATAATCACAGGTTGTGTTTGCCCTTGTCTATGAAGCCTTGCATTCGCCTGTTGATACTGTTCAAGGCTCCACGTTAGCCCATACCATACGATGATATTGCCGCCGGCTTGCAGGTTTAAGCCGTACCCCGCTGATGCGGGATGGGCAAGTAGCATTTGAATATTGCCTTTGTTCCACTCCGCTACATCATCATCGGTCTTAAGCTCAACGGCTTTCGGGAACGCTTCTTTGATTGACTGAAGGTCATGCTTGAAGTTATAGAACACCAGCATCGGTTTTCCTTCGTTTGTTTCTACCAATTCTTTCAAGCGTTCAATCTTCTCGTTATGGACAACTACGATATTTCCCTCGTCATTATAGATAGAACCGTTGGCCAGTTGTAATAACTTGCCGGCAAGGGATGCTGCATTTAAGGCGCTTATGTCGTCATCATCTACGATACTTAGCACGTGCTCACGCTCCATCTGTTTATAGAGTTCCCATTCGTTCTGGTTCATCTCTACTGTGATAACGTTTTCGATACGTTCAGGTAGTGTAAGATAATCTTTCGCTTTTAAGCTCATACAGATATCTTGCATCTTACTGAATATCGCCTTATCACCGCCAGGCAGTAGTCTGTAGCTATACACGACGTGCCCGTTTGTTTTGTCCGGTGTAAAGTATCGGGTACGGTATTCAGTAATCGTCTTCCCTAATCGTTCACCGCCATCTAAAAGATACATTTGCGCCCAAATATCAAGTAATGTATTCGGTGCCGGTGTACCTGTTAAAATGACGATACGCTTAAACAAAGGACGGAGTTTTCGTATCGCCTTAAACCGTTTAGCCTGCGGATTCTTAAACGATGAACTTTCATCGATAACAAGCATATCAAAAGGGAACTTCTTTTTCAGTTTTCCGAAATAGTAGTCATATAACCACTGTACGTTTTCACGATTTATCACATAAATGTCAGATTCACTCTCTAAGGCGTGTATACGTTCTTTCTCAGAACCTAACACCTTAGCCACCGTTAAACGTCTTGTAGCACTCCATTTTTGCGTTTCTTGGGCCCATGTAGACTCTGCTACCTTCTTAGGTGCGATGAGTAATACTTTTTTAATGTCAAAGTAGTCATACATAAGTCGTTCAATCGCAATTAATGTAGATACGGTCTTGCCTAAGCCATTCAACCCATATCCAAAAGCAGTCCGTAATGCGTATTATCTACTATTTTATTAATGGCGATTTCTTGATAAGGATGCGGTTTGAATATCATACGGCATCACCTCCTTTGGATTCCCAGCTTTTCTTATGGATTAAAAAATGCTCCCGTTGATTTTCTAATACTTCTAAATTTTCTGGGGAATTATTTCTTTTGTTCCCGTCTATGTGATGTACAATTTCACCCTGCCGCAGAGGTCTTCCTATTTTCTGTTCAGCTATCGTACGGTGTAAATGCCTGCCTTGTAGCTTCAGATAGCCCTCGCCTTTACCAGTACCAAAACGTGTTTCAGACAGTTTCCTACGGACCTCAGGTGTCATTCGATCCTTATTATGTGCCCTATTAAACTCTGACAAATGATTATGCCGGATATATCCAGTAGGGTTTGTTCTTTTTGATAGAAATTGACTCCTGCAGGAACTACAGCAAAAAGAACGAGAAAAGTTTTTTAACTGGCTTGGGTACCTATACAAATCTCTTCCACACCATGCGCATTGTACTTTTACCATAATTTCCCTTTACTACGAATTACCCTTTCTATATCATCTACAAATAACTTGGCGTCTAGCTTACCAGTTACCACAAATACTAAGGCACCCTGTTTACGTAACCTTGAAATCTGAACTCGTTGATTAGCCATTAACTTTCCTTGTGTGGACTTCAACTCGACGAATATGACAGCGCCTCCGGGGAGTATTACAATCCGATCAGGTACACCATCATTTCCAGGTGACACGAATTTCATATATATGCACCCCATTTTTTTGAGTTGATTTCCTAACCAACGTTCGATATCTTTTTCTATCGTTCTCACCTCGTTCTCAATAAAAAATCGGCAACAGGCCTCAGCCCATATAAAATCTAGCTCCATCGGGGTTGTGTTGCCGATGTTTTGTTTTTTTTACTCATATATATATATACGCGTATTTGCGTTTTTTACGTGTATACGTATACAAGCACTTATTCATATATTTATTATTTTTAATTAATAGTAAATAATAGAAAACATCGGCAACAAATTGCATTTAAGATAGATAACAACTACACCAAACGTGTTGCCGATTTTGTTGCCACACGTGTTGCCGTTGCCGATTTTTTAACTTATATCAAAGTTCATCGATGTATAGGCGTGTATAAAAATTATTTCGATAAACCTCAATATATAAAAATTAGCTAATCGGCAACAAAAATCGGCAACACGATTATTTACGATTTTTAGTTATCGTTTTAGCCTTATTTTGGAGGGTACTCGCATCCCTAATAAACGCTCTTTGAACGCCATATAATTTACCGAAACGCATCTTCCCAACGCTCTTTGAATAAGGACTCCACCCTTTAATAGATTGCAAGATGTCAATAATCTCTCTTGCCTTTGCGTTCTGCAGGTTCTTCCTGTCGCCCTCCATCACTTCACACCATATCTCAAGGGCACACACCCGCTCCCGCTGCACTGAACCACAATAATCGTCATCGCCATAATTCTGGATATACTCCCTGCGATCGTAGATATCTTTAGACTCCCAATCTTCAGGTAGTTCCATCTCGAGGTATTCCTCAATGAGTCCTACGAGTTCACCGCCTTCAGTGTGTGATAATTGGATTCTAAGAGCTTCTTCTTCAAGTTCGCCCTCTAATACAAGAGGTTCACCTTCTGCCCAATACGTGAACGCTTCCGCCCATAATTGGTCAATTTCGTCCTTTGACAACTCCCAGGCGTTCTTAGTCTTGCGGTCCTTATCACCAGTGATTGGCCAGAATCGGCGGTTACCAGTGCGGTCCTTTAAGAACATAAGATTATTAGTAGAACCAGCGAATACACACTGGCGCGGATACTCTTCGGTCCGTCTACCGTAAGGCGAGCGGAACCGGTCCGAGGTACGACTGATAAAGGCTTTAACGATTTCGTTATCGTTCTTGTAGGTCGGTGCAAGTTCAGCGAGTTCGTTGATCCATGAGCCCTGGATTTGTTCAAGAGCGTCTTTGGTTTTAATGTCAACTAAAGAGTTGTTAAACCATTTACGGCCTAACCGCTCTAGAATTAATGATTTACCAAGACCTTGAGAGCCATATAACACAATCGCCGTATCAAACTTAACGCCAGGTTCCATTACTCGTGCGATGGCGCCACACATCCATTTACGTGTAACCGCTCGAATGTATTCGGTATCCTCAGCTCCGATGTAATCGATAAATAGAGTATCGACTCTACATTCACCGTCCCAAGTTAAACCAGTTAAGTACTGGCGTACCGGATGGAATTTATTATCTTGCGTTACCTCTTGCAAGGCATCGTCGATAATGCCTTTACCCTTGATAAGGTATTTTGTAGCGAAGTAGTTACGTAGACACGCATCGTCGGTATCTGTCCAGTACGGAGTTTCGTCCTTACCACGCCACGGCAGGTCGTCAGTTACAACTAACCGATGCGCGAATTCGTCGAGACGGATTTTACCTTTTAATGCTGGGTCCTGTTTAAGTACTACTAAACAGTTAAATACGTCAGACTCAGGATTACCTTTACGGTCACGTTTAAGCTTTGCTCGTAAGCCATCCTCGTCGTCCGTGATATCCTCAAAATCCATATCCGCCATGCGTTCTTTGTCGAGCAGGATTGGTGCTGCGCCGTCTTCGTTGACGAAGTCTATCATTTCTTTGTAGCTTGGTAATTTAGTAACTGCCGTCGTAGGGTCTTCGCCAATATCTTTGGTGCCGAATAAGTGGATCCGGACAAGGTCAAACGCATTGACGAGCTTACCGCTGATTGGGTCAGTCGCATGGTTGGAGTAAGCAAAGGTGTCGTTATCGTAAATTACTAAACCACCTACTGAGCTGCCTTCCGTATATGTGTATCGGCCCTCAACTTGTGTCGGCGCATACACTCCTGGAAGGAACTTTTCTATCGCTTCCGTGATACTATAACACCTACAAAAGGCGCCAAGTAAACCCTTTTTCTCTAACGGGTTACCTTGTTTCTTGGCCGCATCAAGGCGAATTTGTGATTCCTTATCAGATGTTGGCCAAAGGCTCGTATCACGCCAGTCACGATATGTGCTTAGACATTGATCAACAGATACTAGGTTGCCTTCGCCTCGTTGATATACATACTCGACATCCTTTGGGCAACTTGGCCAATACATCAGACGTTCTGCCTGGTGCGTGGATGGGTCAAAAGACTCAATCCCGATATTATCTGCAAGCCGTCTCGAGACTGCCTGGTACTCATCTGGCTTCATCGCTCTATCCACAGGTATGATTACGCGATAGCGAGGATTAGCATCCGTGTGACTGTGTGTACTGTAGAGTACATACTCCATTCCGCCTAATTCCATGTCGAGGTCTAATAGAAAGTCCTCACTGGGATTATCCGCATCAAGAGTAATCAAGTACCGCTCTTTAACAGAGCCTCTAACCCGTCTACCATTTTTAGGAATATAGCCACCTACAAAACCACCGACGTCTTTCTTTTGGCCTTGATCAGCTTTAGACATCTTGGCGTATTCAGCAGCCGTTTCATTCGTTACAGTAGGCTCGGCCAATAAGTCGGCCAAAGCACTCCAAGTCATTTTCTGAGACTTCCAGCTACGGGCGGAGCGACTTCTGCCCGTAGCTATGATGATATTTGTATCCATATGTTACATCGCTCCTCCCTTCGCAAAGTGGATGTCCCCTAAATATTTAGGTACTTGTAATCTATGCTTTTTAACCCATTGGCATACAGCATAATTAATGTTGTGATTATCTCGTACACCTCTGTTATTTTTTAGCTTGGCCTGATGTATTACGGTAAAGGCTTCAGAGGTATCTGTAGGATTTACCTCAATACACGCTACTGGACGACTGTTTTCAAACACACCAACAATAGCACATTTTTGCTCTTTAACTTTTTCTACATAGGTACCTACGCAGTTATTGAGTTGGACGCCTAGGCGAATTATATCGTGTGTTGTTTTAACCACAGCAAAATCTAGACCACCAACGGAGTCTATTAACTTGCTATGGAGCATGCTGCGTTGTACTGGAACATTTTCTGCTTTTTCAAATTCGGATATACACACAATCTCATCATGCAGATCCTTAATTTGAATACGTCTAGCCCAAATCTCCTTTTTCCTAGCTCTTGATAATCGGTTATACATATCTGCAGTATCTTTTACTTCCGAATATGAGTCGGCGTTTTTTAGGAATAATAAGACTCGACGTTCACCATATTGGTGACGCATAAGTTTGAGAAAAGTGGTAACAGTAAGCAAGGCTTGCCCGTCATTCCATATTGGCCAGGATTGGATATACCCGGTTTTTCCGCCTTCCTCTGCCACAAGGTCCGTGAATGCTTTCTGATAATCCATGCTTTTGAATACCTTGCTAGCAGTTTGGATCACCTTGATATAGAAGAAAGGACGGATAGTTAGTAATTTTCGAACCCAGCGCTTATCCGGTACTTTATAAAGCTGTATAAGTGCTTTGATAAACGGTACGCCGGTACTAGTTAACTCAGTAATAGCAGAAGTACTTGTTAAATTAGACCCGAAAGGTCTGAAGTAGCTATCGTGGTCTCTAACTAACTTGTCATTTAATGCAGGCGCATCCGGCGCGTGCATTTTCCACACTAGATTATGGAGTAAGTTATCGAGCGCGCCGTATTTGGACGATAGTAGTACACCTTGTCTGATTGGTTTAACTTGATACCCAACTCGTTTTGATAACTTAGCGAAGTAAGCTTGTTTTAGCACTTTAGCAAAAGTCTGCAGCTCTTTTTGATACTGAGACAATCGACAATTAGGAGTTGCTACTAGCCAATGCAAGGGCAGCGATTTAGAGTAGAAGATAGATATATTAGGTTTAATTTCCGATACTATATCAGCGCGAGTACGTTTCTTTTGAACTAAAAATACCTTTCCTTGCCTAAAATCAAAGCGCAATATATCGATAAGATGAGGCTTGTATCCAGGGTAGATAGATTGTGTATCGTTATCGACATATACTGTGTGATAGTCAAATTTAACATCAAGGATTGTCCCCCGATCAATAACCGATAGTTCTATATCTAAAGGAACATTATCGTTACCGGAGGCATCGGCTACACAATCACCATCGACGCCTCTAGTACGGATTAATTCTCCACATTGTGGGCAATAGAACTCAGTTGATATATAAGGGTCTACTATTTTGCCCATCCCAGAAGATACTGATGGCCACAAGCAGGCAAATGATTGGCCGCAATCCACGTGGTAGTGTACAGCAGGTGCCCAAGTGTTCACTTGCTTGCGCCGTACTAGGTCATACAGCTTGTTAACTGATAAACTAAATAAGACCTTCATAAGGCGCTATCCTTTCTTATAACAAATCGTCTAAATCATCGTCTTCTTCTGCAGGTGCTTCATCAACTACAGGCAAAATTTCTTCTGTTGGTGCTTCTTTCTTCTTAGAAGTACGTTTACGTTTTGGCTTTGGTTCTTCCGTAACCGTAGTTTCTTCTACCTTTGGGGTTTCCTCAGCCTTATGTGCTTCGGTCTTTTTACCATTGAGTACTTTAAGACCTAAATCACAAGCAGCAATACAGCCTTCACAATACGCCATAGCGGAGTCTTTACGTTCACTAGCTGGCGCATCTTTTACGAGTTCATATAAGCCGTCAATAGCTTCGCGTTGTTGTTGAATTTGTTGTTTTGAAAGTGTCATAAGAATTATCCTCCTAATCCTTCATATAGTAAGGGTTTTCAAACCCCGCTGCGTTTAATATGAGCCCTTCGTTCCAGGGTTCAGGTTCACACATAATATCTATAACTTCTTCTAAACTGCCTTCGCCTATTGGCGCTTCGATAACCACTTCGTCGTGGATATGGGCAACAATCTTGTAACCAGCTTTGGCCAGTCTGAGCATTGATGCTGCTAAACAATCTCTTGCTACAGCCTGCACAATGTTTTCGACAAGCTTTCCACCATAGGTCTCAACTCTGCCCCATGTATTCTTAACCTGATCCATACCGTCATACTCAATCGATTCACTACCGAACCGGTTAAGCCCAAGTCTAGGTCTTGCATAGGCAAGTCTTCGACCGGACGGTAATTCGATGAACAGGAAGCCTTTCGATTTAAAGAATTTAATATTGCCTTGTCTTATTCGTACGGGTTCTCCTGTTTTCACGACTTGCTTTGCTACGCTGTCTGCATCTTTCCAAAATCTCGTAATTCGTGGACTAGCTTGTCGCCATGCCTCGATGATACCCGGTAGCTCCTTTTCAGGAATTTCTCCTTTAGTATCCATCGCTTTCATAGCTCCTACGCCGCCGCCATAGCCGAGTGCTAATTCTGCTACCTTACCTTTTTGGCGAAGGTGACCGTTAACGCCGTGCTTCTCAACTGGTACGTGGAACATACTAGATGCAGATGCACAGTAGATGTCACCACCTTGTGCAAATACATCCTGGCGCCATTTCTCGTGAGCAAGCCAGGCGATAACACGGGCTTCAATAGCACTGAAGTCGGCGACAATAAAGCGGTGCCCATCCTCTGCCACAAGCGCAGTACGGATAAGTTGCTTAATCACATCACCAGGGTTTCCGTATAGTAGGTCTAACATTTCTACGTCTCTGCTTCTTAGAACTTCCCGAGCGGTGTCTAAATCTTCTAGGTAGTTACGAGGGAGGTTCTGTAGTTGTACTACACGCCCCGCCCATCGTCCACTACGCATTGCCCCATAGAACTGAAGCATGCCATGGATGCGACCATCTGAACATACAGCGTTCTTCATGGCCAAGTATTTTTTGATGGAGGAGTTACCGAGTACTTGTCTATTTTGCAGTACCTTGCGAACATCAGAGGGGATATCCTGCGATAAGAGGTTTGATACATCGTCTTTACGCATTGTCTCCAGATCATATCCTAGTCTTGCAGTTAGCCACTCTTTAAGTTGCATCGTACTGTTCGGATTTTCTAATCCTGTTAATATCTTGGATGACTCGGTAGCTTCTTCCACGATTTCGTCGTTACAAGCAAGCGCTGCATCGACAAGGTCCATATCTACTTTCACGCCTCGCCAGTTGATATCTTGATCTAGCAGCCAATACTCGTGCTCAATAGCCGGTGGTTTCAGCGAAAGTAAGCGCTTACGAATTGCCTTTTCTACTACCACGTCCTGGCGGTTATACTCAATGTATTCCGCCCATTTCTCAGGCGCATCCTCTGGCATATTTCGCGTCTTAGGATTTGTCTTAGTTGGTTTTCGTGGCACAGAGAAGAACTGAATTAAGCGTTTACCTCTTGAGTCCTTGGCTTCACCTAAACGTAAAGCCTTAGACACATTATCGAGGCTTGCCGGCAAGCTGCAGTATAACGCTAGTACAGAGGTACATTCCCAGTTCGTATAGTCCGCATCAGGGTAATACTTTTTAAGACATAGCATTTCGAATGCTGCGTTGAATGCGGTCTTTGTAATTTCCTTGTTATACAAAGCGTCCACCACCCTTTCGGGTAGTGGATCCTTTGTCATATCAATTACTTCGACCGGTTCGTCATCGAAGCTGTAGGCAAAGAGCAGTATTTCAAATGTTGTATCATCAACGTATCGCTGCGCTCCATATTTAATAGGGCAGTCAGAATACGTTTCCACATCAATACTGAGCTCCATATTTGCCTCCTTAGATTAAATCGTCGTCATCGTCTAGGTCGCCTAAATCATCATCGCCAAAGTCATTAGCAGATACGTGAACACCACCGAGGCGGTCACCATCTTTAACTTTACGAACACCATTTAGACCAAAACCTACGCCTTTCTTACCGTTGAAGTTATAAGCGAACACAGAAAGCGCTACCTGCGCATACACGCCGGAGTAAATTTCTTCTTCGATGTCGAATTGGTCCATCTTGATTTTGTCCCGAGTGAATACGATAGGTTGTTTATCGCTATTCGCATTGATAAAGAACTTGCCGGCATATGTTTCAGGTTGGTCAGCTACTGCTTCATCTGTATCGCCATCACGCAAGTTCAATTTAAGGTATGCTGCTTTGCCTTCCACCTTAGCTACTGCTTTTGGATCAGCCTTAAGTTCTTCGATTGCTTTTTCGAAAGCGCGGATTGTCTTCTTATCTGTTTTATCGATAATGATTTGAGAGCTGTATTTTGCTTTGCCATCATCATTTTTACGAGGGGAAGCGATGTTTGCATAGGAAAGTCTTACGATACCAGTTGTTAATTTTGCCATTGTTACGGTCTCCTTATTTCTTAAATGGGTTACAATCATATTCGAACCCTATTACTGTGTTAAATAATTCATCTAATTCATCTTCAATATCAGAGCGTTCATCATCAAGCCGGTTCCATTCATCATCCTCTAACCAGGGATACTCATAGGGGCCCAACTCTTCTTCTGTTTGATATCGAAGTTCTATTGCATCGCACCTTGCGTCAACTGTGCAGTAGCGAGTGTGCAAGCTAGTAGCATATGCAATAGTGATTTGGTAGAGCTCGTCAAGGTAGTGCCCTCGTTCGTAGAGCTCTTTGGCAATTGCTTTTACAGTTACCATTATTTGCCAGCTGCCACTTCTTGCATTAACTTTTGTACTAATGCTTCGAGTTTAGAAATACGGCTTTGCGCATCTTTAGCTTCAGCGATGTAATCAGAACCTTTACCAGTCTTAAATGCAAGGTTGACTGTGTATTGGTTCTCACCGCCTAAAGTAGCACCAAAGCCAAGCATGATACGTTCATTAGGTCTTGCGAATACGCCGAGCGCTACTGCATTACTGTTACGGTAATGGCCATAACTTACAGCGTAGCTGACCTTGTCGTTTCTATTGAAATCGAGCGGGTGAAGACCAGCAAGTGCTGCGGAGCTTGCACCTAACTTATTAACACGTTGACCAAGATTGTTGACCTTGTTGTTAATGTCATTAGCTAAGCCCAAAGAACGATTTTCTAAAGTTGTGATACGACCTTCGTGATTGTCTGCCACGTGTTCAAGGCTTCTAATATCCGCTGTATTAGCAGTTACCTTTTGGCCAAGGGAATTGATAGCAGATGTATTACCATCGATGCGGGCCGTGTTGTTAGTAATTGCAGTAGTATTACCAGCAATAGCTTGCTCATGATCGTTCACCACGTCGCCTAACATGTTTAATCCGATTGCTACATCTTTAATGTTTTGTTTGTTTTTGCTAATTTGTTTAGCGTTAGTTTCTACTTCATCAACTACTGCGAATAATTGACTGCCGTTGACTGCATCTAAAGAGTCTGCCTCGATACGGCCGGCAGACACATTTTGAAGTTGGCGGTTATAGTATGTAACCCCGCCAGCACCTGCCCTAGCACGAGCGCCAAAGCTAACTACACTTGCTGGTTGTTCGCCAGCGAATACGTGGCGAGTGCCATTGATTGTGATACCATCTACACCTACTGCATCATCTGTAACACTATTTGTGCCAATTGCTACGGAGTTTTGTTTGTCAGCGATGATATTATTACCTACACCTACTGCGTCCCATGCTGTAACAACAGTATGTGTACCTAATGCCATAGCTCCCTGCCCAGCAGTTTGGCTATTAGCGCCAATGATTGTTTGCTCCTTGCTAGCATCTACTGTATTGTTATAGCCAATAACTGTAGATTGACCACCAATCACATTACCATTACCGCCACCAACAACTACCGTATCATCTGCAGTAACATTGTTATCACGGCCAAGTGCTACGGAATTACTTGCACTAACTGTTGTATTTGCACCGCCTGCGATAGAGTTATAGCCTGTCGCTACAGGTGCTGTTGTGTTTGGTTCTACTGGGCCTGTTACAATGCCGTTGGCCATCACATTTACTGCCAATGCAGAAATCGTTGCTGTAATTACTAAAGTTTTATTCATGTGTTATACCTCATCTTCAAATTCATTCATCATTGTTTCAACTGTATTAATTGCTGGGCGTTTATCGCTTTCCGGTACAAGTGTCGGCTTGCCTTCCGGTTTTTCGATATATGCTTCTAAGTATTCAGCAACGCCCTTTTTACCAAGAACCTTTTGTAGATTCGTGATGCCTTCAAGTTCTCGAGGCTTGAAGATGTCCTTTTCCTTGTAGCCATTATCGAGTAATGTTTGAGCTGCAGCGTCCGGATCAGTGATAGTACGTCTTGATGTACCTTCTACTA